TAGTAGCCAGACGGTCTTTGCTGAAGCTCTCGCCCAGGTTCACCGTAGGCTGCACGATCATGATAGGGGCCGGGTAGTAGCTCATGTAGTACCCGATGGTATTCAGGATCAGGCCGTCGGTCTTGCCGGACTGGGCGCACATCATGGCTACCACCTTGCGGATATGGACATCCCCGATGGCATCCATGATCTCCCGCTGGAAAGGTGCGTTGTCCGTATTCCAACGGCCTTGTGCTGCGGATGCTTCCGCCGACAAGCGGCGGTAGTTATCTGCCCACTGACTAAGGGTCAGGTTCGGGGGCGGCTTCAGCGCACCCAGTGCCCGGCTGAACATCTGTGCAGTCTGCGGTTCCAGGTGGATCATTGCCATTGTTGCCGCCGCCTTTCATGACACAGCTGCCGAACGGGCAGAACTGCTGGATCTCATTCAGCCGGGTTCCCCAGACACAGCCCCGGCATTTATTCTTCCTGCTCATCTTCGGGTTCCTCCCCCGCTGGTGCTGCCAGCGCAATTTCGGGGTCACTCAATTCCACAAGTGCTTCCTGCACTGCTTTTTGCAGAATGTCGTGGGCTTCCGCCGGGTCGGTCAGCTGGGCCATGGTACTTGCGTACTTAGTCGGGATGGTTTCCAGCCTGTTCTTGAAATTTGCAAAGATGGTTTTCAGGGCGCGTTCCACGTCCTCGGTGCGGTGCAGGTCGCCTTGGGCTTCCTCCATCCGCATTTTCTCGATCTTGCCGCGGGTTTCCTCCCGCTCGGCACGGGCAGCAACAAGGCGGGCTTGGTCGTCTTTGTTGCCGATCTTGAAGTTCAGGTATTGCCGGACGCAGACCTTCATGTCAAAGACACCGGGTCGGACTTCGGACAGCACGCCCTGATCCCGCAGGTTCCGCACCTGACGGTCAGTGATGCCCAGCCATTCGCCAACGGCCTTACTCGTGTACAGCATCTTTGTCACCGTCCCCCGGTTCTCCGATCTCGCCGGTCGCCCGGATGCGCAGCAGTTCAAGCCGCTGCTGTTCGGTTTCCAGGTGCAGCTTGTCCATTTCGTTTTTCTGCATCTGGGCCGCCGCAGACAGGATGCGGCCATGAATTTTGTTCAAGGCTTCCTGCAGCTGCAAGATACGCTGTGCTGGGGTCTCCTTCTGATACATACCGATCTGCTGGTTTGCGCCGTCCCGCTTCCGCTTGCCACGTCCGCCGGGTACTCGCATATCCATGACGCTGGATGTAATCATCTGGTCAGGCGGTAAAGCCTGATACTCTTTGATCTTGTCCAGAATGTACTTTTCCCGGAGCAGCAGTACACCGATTTCGTGGGAAGTCAGCTCGGTGCTGTTCCGAGGCGCATTCTCTACGATCTGTTTTTCTTCCGGGGTGAGCTTGTCAAAGAAGATGGTCGCATAGGCTCCATCCTTCATTGCATTCTCATTCCCGACAGGTGCCCCGCCGCCGGGGTTGCCCACGGCGTTTTTGTTTCCCGGCTGTCCGCCGGGCTTCCGGGGTGCGGGCGGGCCCCACCCGTCCTTTGCCTTCCAGCGGCGGACCGTATCATATTTAAGATGGAGATCGTCCGCCAGCTGCCGAAGATTCACTTCTCCGTCTTTCTCCATCCGGGCAATGTACTCAGCGCGGGCGGCATCGCGCTCATCGCTTCGCCTTGCCATTTGGTTTTCCTCCAATAAAAAATGCCCCGTCTGGCAAATCATCCAGGCAGAGCATTCAGTTTCGCCGCCGGTCCTGCGGCATTTCTTCGGGTCGCTTACAACTTGTAAGCAACAGTGTATGAAAAAGGCCCCTCGGTTCGCCGCCGTGGGGCCTCTCTCCATAATTCCACTGTACTAAGTATAGCACCAAAACCGTCTTATAACGTCTTATCTTTTGCCGGTTGGGGCTTTCAAATGTAAACACTTTATGACATAGCCACCATTTTGCCAGCCCCGGCAAGATGGTCTATCCCGATTTTGTTGACCTCAACAAGATCACACCGGAATGATTTGTTGGCGCCGGCAAAACGTGAGTTGCTTACAAATTGTAAGCGTCCACCATCCCGGTGACATTACCGCCATGTTCGCCCCAGACTTACATTTTTTGACCCGTACCCCCTTTTCGTGGGTCAAAAACGCGGAAGCCCTTCAAAAAATTATGCACCTAGAAATATTTTGGGGCTTCGGAACCCGCACCGCGCCCGCCGGCGGGGGGCAGTACCTTTCCGGCGGCGGGGCCGGACGGGGCGACGGCAGGCCGGGCCGGTGCCGGGCCGCCGGTTGGCGGTGCCAAGGGCAGCGGCAGGCCGTCGAGGCGGAGAAGGAAGGGGGCAGGGGGTTAGATAAGGCGGCTATAGCCTAGCTATTGGCTATACTGCAAAGGCCATATGCCGGTCAGGTAAAGAATCTGACCCCTCCGGCGGCGGGCCGCGGTGTGTGATTTTGGGGCGCTGGCGGGGTGATCTGCTGCGGCAGGTGGGCGGCAGGGCTGGCGGGGTGCGGTGTCGGTAGGTGCTGGCGGTGGGCTGCTGGCTGCTGTGAGGTCTGGCAGGGTGTGCAGGCTGTGCAGCTTGTGGGCTGCGGGGTCATCGGTGCGGCGCTGGCGTTGCTGTTGGTGTCGGTCTGCTTCTGGCTGGCGGTGCAGGTGGGCGGGGTGATCTGCTGCGGCGGCGGGGTGCCGGCGGGGTCATCGACCGGGCCGGGCCGTCACTGATCCGCACCGATCCGGCAGGCGATCCGGTGCAGCGGGCAGGCAGCAGGGCCAGCGGCGGGAAGATGGGCAAAAGAAAAAGGCCAGGGCAGACGGCGCGGCGTGCGCTGCTGCTCTGGCCTTTGGTCTGCACTGGCGGCAATGGTTCCGGCGGGGTGCGTCCCGGTGCCGGTGGTGGGGCTGATCTGCTGGCGGTGCCGGTGGGCATGGTCAGCGCTGGCACCGTTCCCGCTGTCGGCGTTCCAGCGTCACGGCTGGCGCTGGCGGTGCTCCATCCGGTGCGTTTTTGCCGTTTGCCGGAGGGGTCAGATTCTCCACTTTACCGGGTAGTGCTCTAGGTGTAGGGCTAGAACTTAGTGATCTATAGCCTCCCCAGTAACCCCCTATAATCCCCCTTCTTCCCCGGATTCCGCCGGGGTCTGCTCAATTTCCAGCGGCTGCCCTTCCTGCTCCATCCGGGCGCGGACCGCCTGCAAGATATACCCCTGCAGGCTTTGCCCAGCGGCAGCAGCCGCGGCGCGGATCGCTGTGCCGGTCGCCTTCAGTGGTCGGATCGTGATTGCATCGCATTTTGCGTTGTAATTGTCGTTGTTTCGCCTTTTTGTTGCTGATACTGGCATGGTATCCCCCATTTCTTTTCGGCCTAATGGAATCAAGAATATTATACATATTGCAGCGAAACACGTCAACGTGCAATTTTCACAGCACATCAACGTGTTTTTTGTGCAAGTCGCCAAAAACACGTCATAGTGCTTGACAGGAAGCACGTGGACGTGCTAGAGTAAGGCCACAGCAAGCGACACGTGGACGTGCCAAGACACCAACCGAACCGAAAGGAGAAACCCGAAATGCTGAACTTTGAGAACATGAGCCGCCCCGAAATGATCGCCGCCCGCCGGACGATCCGCGACAACCTCGACACCTTGACTGCCATCTACAAGGACACCTGCACCGGCAACCCCGCCGATACCGTCAAGGCACTGGCTCGGAAGATCGGCAAAGATGCCGCCCGTGAAACCATCGCCAACCTTGTGAACGCTACCAGCCGCGCCGATGGTCGAGTATCCGCCGCCGCCTATGTTTGGGCTGAATCCATCGACAATGCCGCATCCCCCGCCGACCTTGACCGGATGGGCTTTTATCCCAACATCCACCCCGCCCACATCAACCAGCTGGCCGACGCCGCCCGCTGAACCCCCGCCGGACACCTTAGCAGGGCCGCACCGCAAAGCGACCCCGCCCCACTGCCCCGCCGGGGCAAATCAAAAGAAAGGAGATCAGAACCATGAGCATTGAATTTTTCAAGCTCCCCGCCGCTTTGAAAAAAGCGATCTGGGCCGCCTACCTGGCAGAGTGGAAAAAGAAGCAGGCAGCAAAAAAGCCCGCCACCCACTAAAGCAGGTGACAGGCTTGCAAGATGAATTTTCCACAACGCATCTTGTAAGCCAGTTTACCACCGAAAGGCGGTAAAGTCAAGCGGATGCCCTGGCAGGGTCGCACCGCTCAAACAAAGCGGCCCCGCCCCACTACCCCGGCAGCCCGCCGGGAGCAACTGAAAAAGCAAAGGAGCAAAGATCATGAAACTTTTGAACACTGCAAAGAAGATCACCACCGCCGCCGCACTGGTGGCCGCACTGCTGGCAGGCACCGCGCCAAAGGCCGCGGCGCAATGCCCCTACACCGTCGGCCCCCTGGGCCGCTACATCGCCCCGGTCATTGTGCAGGGCATGACCGCCACCGATGACGGCGCGGTTGAAGTCTGGTGCACCGATGCGCTGGACGGTGACGACTGGTTTTTTACCGTCGATGCAAAAACCGATCTGCGGATTTATGACCGGGTGCAGCTGGTAGTTGATGCCAACGACACCCCGGACAATTTCGCAGATGACAGAGTGGTTGACGCTCTGTTTTGCCATGACTGCACCGAAGATTGAAAGGAGCCCGCGCCATGATGACACTTGAACAGATCCGCCAGCGCAACAAGGCAGAGAACGCCGCAGCCCAGCGCCTGCAGGCTGCCGGGTATCGGCTGGAAGGATGGGACCCCCGCACCGGGCAGCGGATCGCCGCCCAGATCACCGGCGAGAACACCAACGACGAACGCCGCACGTTCTACGCCTTCCCCACCTGGCAGGATGCCGCCGCCGCTCTTTTGGGCTGAACGCCCCGGACACCTTAGCAGGGCCGCACCGCAAAGCGACCCCGCCCCACTACCCCGGCAGCCGCCGGGAGATCATCCCGAATATCAACCACAACGAACAAAGGAGAACGAACCATGAAAGGCATCCCTTCGATGTGATGGAGATCATCCGGGCAGTCATTATCAAACTCGATGTCTGCCCATTCCTTTTTGCTGATGCC